TATCTGCTTTTTTATTGAATGATACTCTAGCAATGTCGCAAACTGATAAATCATCTCCCCAAGTGCTTAATAACTCTACTTTCATATTACAACTCATTAAATTTTTCTACTTTAACCTTTAAAACTCCTTGTTTTAAATTGGCAATTCTTTTGAATGCTCCTTCCGATAAGTCTAATTTCATACCTTTAAATCCACCTCTATCGTTTACTTTAACGACAACGGATTTACCATTGGAAATATTGGTTACTTCTAACATTGTACCTATTTTATAATAATTGGATGCACAAGTAAATTTGTTTTTGTCGAATTTTTCACCCGAAGCGGTTAATCTACCATGGAAAACTCCACCATAAAATGTCGCTAAAAAAATTAATGTTTTCATATATTATAAAGTTTTGAGATTAATTCACTAATTCCATAATCAATTAATATTTTTTTACCATTATCATCAATTCCCCAATTGCTATATTTATATAAATCGCACATAACTATATCTAATTCTTCAATATTGTTTTTAATCTTAAAAACTTCTAAATGATGAACCTCTTTAATAGGTTTATAACGCTTCATACATATAACTCCTCTTTTACACCAATAAAGCTCCCCAACAAGTCCTAAATGACCATATTTTGCCCATATAAATTCTTCTTGTTTACATTGCAAATAACCTCTTAAACTAATTGGAAATTTTAAAACATAATCTTTAAAGATTAAAACAACTCTAGTGCTAATTTTAATTTTCATAATTTTTCTTTTTTTCTTTACTACACCAAATGCATCTTTCAAAACCTATTTTTCTAAGGTCTATAAATACATGTTTACAAGTCAATTGTTTTATTAATGCAAATAATTTTTTCATTATATTTTATTTAAACTATTATAAATTTCTTTTTCTGATTCCGATAAATCATCATAAGTTGGAACTTTATAACCTTGAATCAATTCTTGTTCCGTGAAATAAGTTTCTTTTCGGCAACCTAATGATGGAGCAATTATTAATGGAATCATTTGATAGTAACTTCTTAAAGTATTGTTACTTACTCCAAGGTGGACGGCTATTTCATCAACCTTCCACCCTGCTTTAAAGTAAGTGTTTACTTTAGATTTGAACTGTGATATCTGTTTGCTCGTCTCTAATATCCTCATGTGGGATTTTAAAATGGAAGATCGTCTTCCGTTACTATTGCTTGTTCATTTAAAACTACTGGTTGCTCAATAGGTTGTTCCGTTACAATTGGAGGTGTTATTTCTCTTCTTTCACCACCACCTAATAATTCTAAATTATTTACATTTAGAACATAATTTACTTCACTTGTTCCATCATTTTTGGTCCAGATTCTAGCAGAAAGTTTCCCTTCAATTAAAACTTTTGTTCCTTTTTTAATGTAACTAATCAATGTAGATTGTAACATTCGTTCATTTTGAATGAAACATGAGTACCAATTGGTAATCTCATTATCTTTTGATTTTTCCGTATTTGCAACATTAAAGACTGCAAATTGTCTTCCATCACTTGATGTTTTAATTTCGGCATCCTTGCCTACATTACCCGTTAGAATTGTCTTGTTCATTGTTATCGTGTTGATTTAAGTTACTTAATAATTTGAACCATTGATCTAAAGATTTTGGGTTCTTTAATCTCCAGTAATGCCATACTTCACGGCTTACTCCACTTTGAGCTAAAAATTCAAACAATTTAATGTTTCTTTTTTTGCATTCTTCTTCGATAAATTCTGTTGCTTTCATTTGATTGATTAATAATTTCTACAAATATAATGATTATTTTGATATAATATTAAAAAAATTTAATTTATTTTTTTTTTAATTGTATATACGCATTGCGTGTATATGCGTGTTATAGGTAAGGCTAAAGATGGTCTTCATCAATATCACTCCACCCTAAACTATTTACCATATACTTATGATTTACTAAATCAAAAACAACCATTCCAACCTCGGAATTAAAGTTATTTTCAACGTCAAACCAATTTGTATAAAATGCTTTTTGTGTTCCGTTTTCAATGTATGTTAATAAATATTTCATGTTGTTTTTAATTTTTCGTTATTAATCCGCCCTACCTATAACAGCGTATAAGAAGCCATTGAAAAAACGGCTCTTATACGCAAACCGTTATTGCCATTTGACGAAATAACTCTATATAAACCACTTTTTTTGTCGTACACTACATTTTCTTTTGGGATCATTTTAACATTGCTAATTAAAATTTTACAAGGTTCATTTAAATACCAAATGTAATCTTTATCCGTTTCCGAAATTATTCCAACTTCACAATATTGTGGGTTAATTCCTGGAGGTTGAAAATAAATTGTTTCCATATTTTTAATTGACTTTATACAAAAATATTAAATATTTCGATGTAAATATATATCTTTGTTAAAATAAATTAAAAAAAGTTATGAAAACACATTGGAAAAAACTCAAAAACAATGACTATTTCGGAAGTCAAGACTTGTTTAACGAAGACAAAACATTTGAATTAAATGTTCGAATAACATCTATTAAACAAGAACCTGTTCAAAATGGAGATAAAAAAGAATTGTGTATGGTTGCTCAAATTGAAGGACATAAACCATTAATTGTAAATGCAACGAATAGTAAAGCAATCGCAAAAGCATTAAAATCTCCTTATGTAGAGGATTGGATTGGAAAATACATTACTCTTTACACAATTAAAGTAAGGGCATTCGGTGACTTTGTTGATGCGGTTCGTGTACGTTCGGAAGCTCCAATAATGAAAATTGAAAAACCATTTTTTGGTCCAGAAAATCCAAAATGGAACGCTGCAATTGAAGCTATTAAAAACGGAACGTCTTCAATTGAACAATTGCTAGAAACTAGACAAATAACAGATGAAAATTTAGCAATTTTACGAAACATAAATCAAGACGATGAAATTCTCTAAAAAATTTAAAGTGAGGTGTTCGCAAATTGCGGACATTTCACCTGAGAAAAAAGAATTTACCGATTCTACCTACAAAGTAATGTTTAATTGGATGAAGTCTCAACCAGAATTATATGGAGAAACATTTTCATCAAGCATTCAATCAAAATATTTGACTAAGGGAATTGAGAAAGAAAATGAAGCAATTCAATATGTTTCCAAAAAATTCGGATATTCATATTGGGAGAAAAATAAGCTCCGAAAACAAAACGATTTTATAATTGGTGAATGTGACATTGACGATGAATTTGATTCGGAAATAATCGACATTAAATGCTCCTGGGATTCAAGTACATTTCCATTATTTGATAGTTCACTTAAAACAAAACGTTACAAATATCAAGGAATTGGCTATTGCGCTTTGTGGGATCGTGAAAATTATTCGATTATTTATACCTTGATGGACACTCCAGATTATTTGATTGAACGTGAAGCAAGAAAACAACAATTTGAATTAGGACTTGATGAAATGGAGGAGGAATTTTATAAGTCAATTGAAAAAAAAATGATTTTCTCCAATTTTCCTGACTATTTACGCATAAGACGTTTTAAAGGAAAATTTGATGGTGAATTATATTCAAAAATTTGCTACAAAGTTTCATTGATGCAAGAATATATTGAAAATATCCATGAAAGCGATATTTTTGAGATTTTAAGGGAAATATAAATTTTCCAAAAATGAAGTCATTTCAAAAATTACCAAAAAAATTCACTTTTTTTGACTTTTTCATATTGATTATTTTAATTAACCGCTATTATTTATATAATGGCGGTTTCTTATTTTAAAAACAACAGATTATTTATAATAAGAATTGAAATAGTTTAAAATCAATATAAGTAAAAAAACAAAAAATCCCCAAAATTTTGTGGTGACTATAAAGTTTTGAAAAATAAGGTGGGAAACTCCAACGTATTAAAAACTTATCAATTAAACGTATTTCTTGATGGCAAATTTTGAATCATTTTCGCTACTTTTTTTCAACTGTTCGGAATTTCCGATTAGTTCATTTTTTTCGTTCAATTTTGTGGCGATGTTTTTTTTTCGTTTTTTTTGCTCAATTTTGTGACGATTTTTTTTTTCTGAAAATTGGTCCAGAAACACATTTCAGTTGAGAATTAAGGAATTTAAGGTGAAAATTAATACTTTTTTGTCATTGGAAAAATTCAACTTTATCATAAATTTGTAATTTATAAAAAAGCAATAAATCAAAAAAATAAAGTATTGAAATAAGTATAAAACAATCATATTAATATTTTTTAATAGTTTTAAGCGTGTTTAAATCTTTTTTGATGTGTATATATGTTTGAACTTGTAAACGTTCTTTAAATCTAATTAATTAATGAAATTTGTAAATAATTATAATTTAAAAAAATTATAGTCATTTATAAGATTATTAAATTTTATTTGATAGGTCGCAATATTTTAATTTTTACAATATTCAAACAAAAGAAAATTATTTTCTTTTGGCTTAATTGTCTGCTCCTGGTTGATCGCTTTAATTAAAATAATATCGTAATCAAGATAAATTAAAAAGCTATCAAATAAAATATTTTTATCCCTAAAATTATAATCAAAAACTTTTTTAATATTTGATCGTTTATGTCGATGCGGTTGTTTTTTTTCATGTGTTAAAAATTTATAGGTACAAAAAAAAAGAGTGTTTAAACTCTTTTTTTGTATGGAT